AGCAAAAAATCAAGCAAAAAATCAAGCAAAAAATCAAGCAAAAAATCAAGCAAAAAATCAAGCAAAAAATCAACCAAGAAAATGTCTACATATAACTCATTAAATGATGTTACTGATAATGTGATTACTATAATGTCTGGTGGTAATTGTGGTGATAAAAAATCACATAAAAAATAAATTTAATTTTTTTATAAATTAATATATAATAAATTAAATGAAAATAATTATTTGTTCAAATCATAAAGAGTTTGATTATTTCAAAAAAGAAAAAAATAAAACTATAAATATAAAAAATTTTAAAGAAAGAAATATTCTTGTTAAAACTAAAAAATGTAATGAGTTTGAATTGATAATATCAGATGATAATAATAAAATAATAAAATTATATAATTATGTTCCATTATTTAAAGAATTATATAAATATTTTCCTTTAATTAAAAAAACTAATATTAATTATAGTTTATATTCAAATGATAATCCCGATAAAAGTGAAAAGGTTAGTTTTAAGAATGAAGAAGAAGCAATTAAATCAATAGAAAAGATTAAAAAAAAATCACATACATATCAAGTTAAAGTTATTTTAACTTTATATAATCGCGCCAAATATCACCCTCACCAAACATCTGATATGAGAAAGGCAATGTTAATATTTTCAAAATGGTTAATAAAAAATAAAAAATAAAAAATAAAAAATAAAAAATAAAAAATAAAAAATAAAAAATAAAAAATAAAAAATAAAAAATAAAAAATAAAAAATAAAAAATAAAAAATAAAAAATAAAAAATAAAAAATTATATTTAAAAAATAAAAAACAAAAAATAAAAAATAAAAAATAAAAAATTATATTTAAAAAATTATTATATATTATACTAATGACTACTTTAGAAAATAAAATTAAATCTTCTATAATTTCTAGTACTATTGAAGTATTTGCAACACATCCATTAGATTATGCAAAAACACTTTTACAAAATAATACTAAAAATTTTACTTTTCAAGATTATTTAAAAAATCCATACAAAGGTGTTACAAGTAGAATAATAGGTATAGTTCCAATGCGAATTTTATTTTGGAATACTATTACCTATTGTAAAGAAAAAAACATGAATCCTATTTTAGCTGGTATTTATACTGCTTCTATTCAAACAACAGTAGATTATCCCATTGAACAAATTAAAATTCAAAAAATGATTCATAATCAAAGTGTATTAAATGCATTTAACCAAAAAAATTTAACAAAAGGTTTTATATTAACTTTATTACGTAATATGGGTTTTACAATAGTTTTAACTTCTTGTATTCATAATAATGATGATTCTATAATACGAGGTGCTATTGGTGGTTTTATGGGTTCTATATTGACACATCCATTAGATTCACTTAAAACTTGGTATCAAGCAGGTAATAAAAATTATCCTATACAATGGAAATTAAATGATTATTATAAAGGATGGTATTTTCGTGCAGGTATTTCATTAATTTCGATGAATATTGGATGGATCGTGTATAATAAATTTATAAAGTATTATAAAAAATAAAAATTAATAATCTTTTATTTTTTTATAAATTTATTTTTCATATCTGAATTATTATTAAAATTAATAACAACTTGATTAAAATCTTTTTTAAATAATTTACTATATTCAAATAAAATATTTAATTCTTGTAAACAATCAAAACATTCACAATATAAATTATTTTTATTTTCTATAAAGTTTTTATATTTATTTTTATTTTTATATTTTGAAAAACAGGTTGTTCTTTCATTTTTATTATGATAAAACATAATTTCTTCATAATCATTAAAATCATAAATTTTATCTTTTTTATTAATATCATCTTGTTTTATTAATAATCTTGCTTCTCCTGATACAGGAGTTGCCCAAATACCGTATAATAAATCACCATTTAGATATGGTAATGTATCTCCTTTTTTCATTTTATAATTCATTCTAAATTTTAATAGTGATAAAAAAGGAGATAATTTTTTTACCCAATCATATTGTAATTGCATATCTCTAATAACTCCTGCTTCAAAATCTTTTTCATCTCTTCTTATATCACTAACAAATAAAAATTTTTCATCTTTTAATTCTTTTTTTAATTGTTCGCATATATCATCAGTAAATAATTCATTTATTATTCTATATATTTCTGGTCTATTAAATAATCTTTCATCAAAAGGTGCAGGGTCAATTAATATCCATTTTGTTTCAGGATACATTTTATTTAATTGTATAAGATGATGTCCTCCTGCTGAACCAACACTTATTATAGTTATAACACTATCAGTAGGAAATAATTTATAATATTCATTTAATAATTGCATTTCAGATAACATTAATTTTCTTTGTCCCAAATGTGTATTAGCATTACCTTTAAACGAAGGATCATATATATATCTTTTATTTGCATTTTGTTTAAGATTTACTTCATAATGTGGTAAATTATTTGTTTTATTATAATATACACAATGTTTATTTATTTTATTTTGATTATTAGATTGATATGATTTTTTCTTTTTTTTCCCACCCCCATCTTGTAATATATTTATTAATTTATTTCTTATTTCTTCTGTATCAATAGAATCACTATAATTATCGGAATCAGATTTTAACATATTTATTAATTTATTAACTTCATTATTATTAACTTCATTATTACTACTAGAAGTTAAACTAAAAAAACCTCCTTTTTGTGGTATAATACTAGTAGTAGTGTTATTATAAGAATTTATATTTATGATTTTTATAGGTTCAAATAAAAATTCTGAAGTTTCACTTTTAAAATCACTAAATATATCATTCAAAGTATTTTTATTCTCCATAATTATATATTCTTATGATAGAAAAAAATTTAAAAATATGTAATAAATTTTTTAATAAACTTCTTATTAAAATAGAGGATTTAAAAAATAATTTTACATTACTTTTAAAAGTAGATAAAATAATATTCAAAAATATAATTAATCAAAAAGATAAAACATTTTTTATACAAAGTATAGATATTCGTGATATGTTTATTAATAAACTTTTTAGTAAAATAGAGGATTTAGAAAATGATTTTACATTACTTTTAAAAGTAGATAAAATAATATTCAAAAATAAAATTTATCAAAAAGGTGGAAGCAATATAGTAAATAATATAAACATTTTTTTTTTATATATAATACAAATTAAAAAATATATATTAAATTATAATAATGAAATTAAAAAATTAAATAAAATTGATACTAAGATAAATAATTATATTAAAAAAATTAATGACTTTTTAAATGCATTAATTAATTCTTTTTATAAAAAACCAAAATATATTGATGAAATAAATAAAGAGGACGCAATAAAATTAAATGAATTAATGGAAACAGATAATCTTACTGAATTTTTAAATAATCCAAAAAATAAAACACTTTTAAAAAAAATAGAACCTGTTATATTTAATAAATTTTTTGAATTACCAGAACCATTACAACTACCATCATTATTACTACAATCACCAAAACCATTACCACCATCATTATTACTACAATCACCAAAACCATTACCACCACCACAATGATACCCTAATAAATAAAAAATTAATTTAATTAATATTTTTATTTAAGGATTAATATTATTTAATATTAATGTTAACTGGTTTTATATTATTTTTAAAAAATGAAGCAATTGGTATTTATGATAATGAAGAAATTTTAAATAATTTTATTAATGGATGTTATCAAAATAATTTTTTTAATAAAGATGATATTAAAATTAAAAAATATAATATAAATTCAATAAATTGTTTAAATACTGAAGAAAAAAAGATACCAGAAAAAAAGATAACAGAAAAAAATATACCAGAAAAAATTATACCAGAAAAAATTATACCAGAAAAAAATTTAGAAAATTTAAAAAATTTAAAAAAAGAATTAATTGAATCAGAAGAATATAAAAAATTAATGCAAATGAAAATAGATACAAAACATGAAATTAATGAATTAAAAAAACAAAAAATAAAATTAGAAGAAGATAAAGAATCTTATGAATATGATTTAAAAATATATAAAAAATTAAAAAATGAAAAAGAAAAAATAGAAAACTTTGAAATACCAGAAATATTTACTTTAAAATATAATATTTATAAAAAATTAGAAGAATCTAATGAATTAAACTTTAATGTATTTAAAACAGAATGGGAAAAAGTAAAACCATTAAATAATTATAATTTATTTACAGCAAATACATATGAAAATTTATTTACTAATTCAAATAATAAAGAAGATATTAATATTGAAATAGATATTTAATTTTTATAAATTAAATCTAATTTTATTTAATGTATAAACAATCTGATATTGATTTAATTAAAAAAAATATAGATATCATTAAAGATGATGCAACTAAAAAGAAATTAGAAATTATGGAACCAACATTAAAAGAATTTAAAGAAGTTTATAGTGTAATATTGGATTATATTAAAAGAAAAAAAAGAATAATTTATGGTGGTTATGCACAAAATCATTTAATTAAAATAATAAATAAATTGGATGAATTTTATAAAGAAATAGATTTAGCTGATATTGAATTTTATACTCCGGAACCTTTAACAGATGTTATAGAACTAAGTGATTTATTATATTCAAAAAATTTTAAATACGTTCAAGGTTCCGAAGGTGTTCATAATGATACATATAAAATATTTGTTAATTTTATTAATTATTGTGATTTAACTTATATGCCTAAAAATATTTATGATAATATACCTAAAATAGAAGATAATGGTTTTTTATATACTCATCCACATTTTATGTTAATTGATGCATTTCGTGTTTATGCAGACCCATTAACATCATATTTTAGATTAGATAGAACATTTTTTAGATTTTCCACATTAATAAAACATTACCCATTTGATTTATCTTTATATAAAAATACAATACAATATGAAAATGAAAATAAAGATACTAAAAAATTTATTAGACATAAAATATTTCATAATTCACAATTAATTATAATCGGTCATTATGCTTTTAATTATTTAGTTAAAAGAGTTGATAATAAATTAGTAGTTGATAATTTTCCTTACTATCAAGTTATCAGTATTAATTATAACGAAGATAAAGTTAAAATTGGTAATTTTTTAAGAATTAATTTTAAAAATATAACATCAAAAGAATTTTATCCTTATTTTCAATTTTATGATAAACATACAGAATATTATCATAATAATGTTTGTATATTAAAATTATATGGTCATAATAATAGATGTATTGTAAATCATTTTTCTGAAAATAAAAAAGTTTATTTTGGAACATTTCAATTAATATTTTTATATTTATTAATAGATTATCAATATGCAATTACTAGAAGAGATTCTAAAGAAAAAAATAATTATATTACTTTAATTAGTAGATTATTAAAAGCTCGTGAAATGTATTTAAATATACATAATAAAACAATTTTAGAACGTTCGCCTTTTCAAGAATTTACATTACAGTGCTTAGGTTCAACAGAAGACCCATTAAGAATGTCAAGATTAGAAGAAAGAAAAAAAAAGGAAGCTAAAAAACTAATAAAATTTAGATATGATCCTAAAGGTAATCCTGGAAAAATACCAAATTTTAAATTTGATAATACTTCAGGAAATGAAATATTAAAAAATAAATAAAAATTTTCTAGGTTTATAATAATGTCTAAAACTATAATAAATCTTGAACAAAATGGTAGATTATTTCCAAATTGGGTAATGAAAAATTTTAAAAAATTTATATTACCTGAAATTATTAGAAAAGAAGGTGAAGACCCATGTAATGAAACCATTATTGCTAATAAATTAACAATTTATCAAGAATTTATTGGTGAATATTTAAATTATCGTTCACCTTTCAAAGATATGTTAATTTATCATGGTGTTGGTGCAGGTAAAACTGTATCCGCTATTAATGTTTATAATATTCTTTATAATTATACTCCTAAATGGAATGTTTTTCTTTTAATTCCTGCTGCATTAGAATATGACCCTTGGATGAAAGATTTAAAAATTTGGTTATCTAAAGAAAATAATGAAGATAGAATGAATAATTTAATTTTTATTCATTATGATTCACCATTTGCAGATAGAGATTTTTTAGAAAAGGTTAAAAAAGCAGACAGTTCTAAACAATCATTATTTATTATTGATGAAACACATAGATTTATTACTAATGTTTATAATAATATTATTTCTAAAAAAGGAAAAAGAGCTCAAGTAATTTATGATTATATTCAACAAGAAAAAAAAGATAATCAAAATACTAGAATTATATTATTATCTGCTACTCCTGTTGTAAATAATCCTTTTGAATTTGCTTTAATATTTAATTTATTAAGACCAGAAACTTTTCCAACAAGTGAAGCTATTTTCGAACAATTATATATTTCGGATACTAACTATCAATCATTAAATGAAAATACTAAAAATATGTTTCAACGAAGAATTTTAGGATTAGTATCTTATTATTTAGGTGCAACTCCTGATAAATTCCCTTCTAAAACTATTTTTTATAAAGACATTTTAATGGACAAATATCAAGAAGATATTTATAAGCATTTTGAAGAGATTGAAGAAGAAAGAGAAAAATTAAATAGAAAAATGTATCGTGGAAAAGTAGGTGATCAACCATCAACTTATAATGTTTATACACGACAAGCAGCTAATTTTGTTTTTCCATATATTAATGATAAAATAAATGGTGAATTAAGACCAAGACCTGGTAAATTTAAAATTAAAGAAAAAGATGCTATTTTAATAGATGAAGGTAAAGAAGTAAATAAAATTAATCAAATTAAGTTAAATGATAAAGAAGCTATAGCTTATAATAATGCAATAAAATCATATATAAATGGTTTTATAGGTAATTTAAAAGAAAAACATATTCAAGATAAAAATAAAAAACATAGTTTAAGTGATGATATTAAAACTTGGTATATTAAATATCAATCAAGTTTTTCTAATTTTTTAGCGAAAGAAAATAAAAAATCTTCTGTTTTTGATATGTTATATACATGTTCTCCTAAATTTGTAACTTGTATATTTAACATATTTAAATCAAAAGGTCCAGTATTAGTTTATTCAAATTATGTTGCAATGGAAGGTTTGCAAATATTTAAAATTTACTTGGATTTTTTTGGATTTGTTGATTTTCATAAAGATTCTGAAATTAAATATCCTAATTTAAATGTAAATGGAAAATATGATAATTTTAGATATATTGAATATCATGGTGCTATTGATAGAAGTATTAGAGAACAAAATAAAAAAATTTTTAATGATATTAAAAATGTTAATGGAAGAGTTGTTAAAATTATTATGTTATCACCAGCTGGTGCTGAAGGTATTACATTAAAAAATACAAGACAAGTTCATATTTTAGAACCTTTTTGGAATGAAGCACGTATCGAACAAATTACAGGTCGTGTTATTCGTTTCTGTGTGCATAAAGATTTACCATTAGAAGAAAGAAAAGTAGATGTATTTAGATATAAAATGATAAGAAAAAGTGGTAAAGAAACAGCAGATGAAAAGATGGAAAATATATCTCGTAAAAAAAATAACTTATTAGTATCTTTTATTGAAGCTGTAAAAGAAGTAGCTGTTGATTGTGAATTATTTAAAGAACATAATATGATGGGTTCAAAATATAAATGTTTTCAATTTAATGAAGAATCATTATTTGAAAAACCAATTGGTGCAGCATATCAACAAAAGATTGAATATGATATGAAAATAGATAATGGTTCAAATGCCAAAGATTCGGTAAGAATAAAAATTAAAGTAAGAAAAATTAAAGCTGTAAAAAAATTAGAAGATAATATATATTCTGAGCCATCATTTTATTGGTATTATGATAAATCAGGTATTGTTTATGATTATGATATGTTATATCCTATTGGTAAAGTTGATAAAGATTTAAATAATAATGCAACAAAACTAGATAATGAAACATATATAATTGGTGATGTAATTGATATTCCTGAATTTAAACTCTATTAATAATTATTAAATTTATATAAAAATAATTTATAATAATAATTAATGAATCAAAAAACTAAAAGATTGACAAATGATACTAATTATGTTAGACCAAAAAAAACAATTCAAGATACTTTAACAAAAGAAGATATAAAAGAGAAATTAAAAGATTATAAAAAAGTTAACGATATTACTAAAGTTTTAATTGGTTCTCATATTAGATATTTTATTAAAGACTTAAAAACAAAGAAACCACTATTTAGATTAGGTGGAAATCTAACTAAATTTGGCGAAGATTATAAATTTTTAATATTGAGTAATGGACAATTTTCTTGGAGTGTTCAAATAAATGAAAATACTGAATATTGGGTTAAAATAAATGCTAAAGAAATGCAAGAACAAATACAAACAGAATTAGAAGAAATTATTGATGATAAATATAAAAAAAAATATGAAGATATGAAAAATCAGACAGATTATGTTGTTAAAATGTTAAAAGATCAACAAAAAGAAAATGATAAATTAAAAAAAAAACTAGATGCGATAGAAGAAGTAGCAAAAAAAGAATTAAAAAAAGTATCAAAAAAAAAATAATTAATATAAAAATATTAATTTAAATATATTATAAAAAAAAATCTTTATAAGTATATATAATGGGAAAAGAATATACAAGACTTCTTAATAATAACTCTGACAAAAATCCTGCTAGAAAAGTTTCTAAAAAATATTCTAAGAAAAAATCTAAAAAAAGTAATAACAGTCCCGAGTCTGCCGATATGTTAAAACTTTTAAACTCAGATACTGATCTAATGTATTATCAAACAAAAAATAAACAATTAATACCTTATGAAGGGACGATACCTCAAGAATATGCTAATCAACAAAATACTAATCAACAAAATACTAATCAACAATATACTAATCAACAATATACTAATCAACAACAAGCTCATTCAGAATTCGATATTAGTATGTTACAAGAAATGGCTCCATTACATAGTAAAGAAATGTTTAATAATTTACAATCTTTAGGTGCAGGTCCTGATATTGGTAGAATGAATTCAATGTCGCAAACACTAGGAAATAGTGAAAATTTACAAAATTTAAATATGTTAGGTTCTCCTAATTTATAAAAATTGAATATAAATTATTATAAAATTATTATAATTATTATAATGATCCTATGGATTTTTATAATAATTGGCAAAAAAAACTTGTTATTAATCAATTTGAATTAGTTGGTTATAGTTTAGGAGGATTTAAAACCGGATTAATTATATTACCTTTAAAAATTTGTTTAGATGCTGGAGTAATTACTCAATATGAACCAAATTTAATTTTAATTACTCATGGACACAACGATCATGTTGGAGAATTATATAATATTTTAATTGGAAATTCTAGAGATTTAAAAGTGCCTATTGTTGCAACACCAAAATTAATTAAATTTATTGGAAATTTTTTAAATTCAAATATGAGTATGAATTGTGGATTTAATAATAAATACAATAAATGGGAACCTATTGGATTAGTTAATAAACATAGATTTAATATTCAAGGTAAAAATATAGAAATTCAATTATATAAAATGGATCATACTGTAGAATGTATTGGATATGGTATTTCAGAGATTAGAGATAGACTTAAAGTAGAATTTATAAATAAAACTAAAGAAGAATTAATTGATATTAAAAAAACATATAAAATTACTGAAGAAAAAGAGGTTCCAATGCTTTTATTTTGTGGTGATACAGGTAATAGTATATTAGATAATTTACCGTTTGATAAATATCCAGTTGTTATTATCGAATCTACATTTTTTCATATTGATCATATTATTGAAGCAAGAGAAAAAAAACATATGCATATTTCTGACTTGGAACCATATTTTATTAAGTATAAAGAAACTAAATTTATATTAATTCATTTTAGTTCTAGATATAATATTGATGAAATTAAAAAATATCAAAAAGAATATCAAGAAAAATATAGTAATATTATTTTTTTTTAACATATTCATTAAATAGTCCATCAACAACATTATTTGATTTTAATGATTCACTATAATTTTTAATTTCTTCTTGTGTAACAAATTGTTCTAATAAAAAAAACCCTTTTTCTGTTTTTATATCATCAATTTTTAATTTATCTGGATTTTTATAAAAAAAATAATGTTTATCAAAATAAATTTTTATAAATTTTCCATTACCTTTTTCTCTATTTTTAAATATTCCTAATAAAGCAAACCATTTATTTTTAATATCTTTTTGAATCTTAATTAAAATCCCACCATAACCATATTCTTCTGTTGTTAATGAAAAAAATTTTATTAATCCACCTGGTTTTAATAAACTAAATTCTTCTAATGTATGAATATAATTATAATCTAATAATTCTATTTTATATTTTTTTTTCCAAATTTTATAATTTTTTAATCCATCTTCTCGTGGATCTATATTTTTTAATTTTTCATCAAGATAGTTTTCTTTATCAATAAACATTATAATATATTATAATAAAATTATTTAAAGAAAATATATCTTTCATTGATAAGTATGACTGAATATCAACTAACCTGGTATGATAAATATTTTAATACAACTATAAATTACGATAACAAAATTATTAATGAATTATTAAATAAATTAAATAATAATCAAAATACAGTTCAAAATAAAGTAATTCAAATTGAAGCAGACTATCAAATAAAATTAAAAGAAATAGAAGAATTATGTGTTAATCTAGATAAAATTAAAAAATTAAAAGAATATAATAGTTTAAAAATTCTTCAAAAAGAATTAGATGTAATTAAATTATTAACAAAATATTCATTACAAAATAATCAACTTAACTATTCATTTTTTATGAATTCGTTAAATTTATTATTTTCGTTAAGTGAAACATTACGAACTAGATTAGGGCAAAAAGAAATTAATGTAGAAAAGAAAACTTATTCTGATGATAATATTTCTAGATGTTCTTATAAATTTTGTAATTTTAAAGATGCATGTAATTATAATTATAATAAATCTAAAAATATGTGTTATCAAGACCATTACGTTCATAATATGGTTAGCGCTGATTTAAAAATATTAATGGATTATATTGAACAAAAATATGGTGATAGTCAGGTTGTATTACATAATAAAGAAATTTTAAAAACTATTAATACTTTATCATTTGTAATTAATCATATGGAAAGTGAATTAAAATCTAAATGTTTATATTTACAAGAAAATGAAATTGAAAGTTGTCATTTTACTAAATTTAAAAATAAAGATAATTAAAAAAATTGATATATATAGTTATTTATAAAATAGCTATATATATTAATGTCTACTATTGTAATAAAAAGATTAACTAAAGAATTAAATAATATTAATAAAGAACCAATTGAAGGATTTACACTTGTAGATTCTTCTAATATTATGATTTGGAAAGGTATTTTAGATGGTCCAAAAGATACTCCATATGAAAATGGTAAATTTAAAATTCAAATTACATTTACTGCTGAATATCCTATTAACCCACCAAATGTAAAATTTTTACAATATATTTTTCATCCAAACTTTTATAAAGACGGACAAATTTGTGTAGATATTCTTCAAAATCATGAATGGTCTCCTTCTCAAAATGTTTCAACAATTATTTATTCTTTACGGTCGCTTTTTATGGATCCAAACCCAACATCTCCTGCAAATAGAGAAGCTGCTGAATTATATATTAAAGATAATATCGCATATGTTGCTAAAGTAAAAGAAAACATTAAAAATTATATATTATAAATTATTTATTTTATCTAGATTTAATTAATAATGAGTTTTTTAAATAATATTCCTTTTTTAAGTAGTTTGACTACTTCTTCTGGAAACCCTAATGATAGAATATCTTTATTTTATGCTCTTATGACTATGATTCCTTTTGGTCAATTATGGGCACGTATTTTTTTGTTAGATGGTTCATTAGATAAATTGTGGTTACTCTTGCCTATACCATTTTTTGCTCCTCCATTTAGTATTATTCCAGCTTTGGCTATGTATTTTGGATTTATAAAAAAAGGTCAGGGTGGTCCAATATATGACAAATTTATGTTGATTCCTATTATATTTAAATTTATATTAGCATCTTTAGTTCCTATGTTTTTAACATACATTAATAAAATAGAATATGAATATGACGAGGATGATGAATATGATTATGAATATGAATATGAACAGGAAAAACCAAGTGAAACTAAGATATTCTTATATATATTTATATTTCAAATATTTATAGGTATGATACCTAATTTAATTAGAACATATAACATATGTCCTAATCTAACATTTAGTTCATTTACTAAAGCATTTATTGATAGCACAATGTCTAATGGAATGGGTGAAATATTACCTTTTGTTTTACAGTGGATACCATTTACGGGTATTATTTTAAAAGGTATTCGTGGAATTTTAAGCTTAATTAAACTAGCTACAGGTATAGATATTGATACCCAATTTTTAAATATTTTATGGTGTATATTTTTCTCATTAGGTTATATAATAATAAATATGTTAAATGGAACTAATATAAATAAATACTGTAATATAGATTTATTAGGAAGTGATTCAGGAGATATGTTTGGTTTAGTTATTGTATTAATTATTACCTTATTTGTAAAAGTATTTAATAAATTTAAACTCAAATAAATTATCTATATTTAGGTTCAATAAAAGGTAAATCTAATTTTTGAAAAAAATCTTCTTCTGAATTTATTTTTATTTTTGTGCCATCTTCTTTAAATAATCCATATTCGGATAATTTAAGTTTAAGTTTTTTTGCAATTGTTCTCATTTTTTTATTTAATTCAGCCGAACCTGTAAAATATAATAATGCTGAATAATAAGCATCATAAGATACAAATCGAATATCAATTCTTCTTACTGGATTTTTTTTATATTTTGCAAATCCCATATATTTAGTTTCATAATTTTTATCTGTTATATCATCAATTAATAATGGTTTATCATCATTTTCTTCCAAGTTTTCTTTTAATTTATTAATAACTTTTTCTAAATGATTAATATCATCATATGTATCATCTTTTAAATCTAATTTAGATATTAAAACATCAATATCACCAGATGTTGGTTTTTCTCTTCTATATGAACCACATATTTGATAAATATATTTTGAATCATTATCTAATTTATAAAGTTTATTTATTTTACTTATTATTTTTTTTATAAGTTTATTAATTTCATCAATTTCATCTCTAGGTATATTTTTTTTATAAACTCCATAATATTTTAATCCTAATTCTATTTTTTCATTAACAACAAATTCTTTTTTTTTAATTTTTTGTTTTAACATTTTTACTGATTTAATACCTTGATTATAAAATTCAGTTGCCATTACTTTACCAATACCAATGACTTCTTCTAATTCTTCAATAATTTTTTCTTTTTTAATACTTAAATCTTCAAAGTCATTTAATTCAGACAATTTACCAGATTCTAAAATTTCTTTAATTCGTTGAATAGTATTTGCACCTATACCATCAATATCTTTTAATTCAAGATAATTTTTTAAAGTTATTTTATCTGGATAATTTTTAAAAATTATTAAAACTGAATTTAATTGTTTTAATCTAAAATTATAAGCAGTTATATTTTTGGTATCTTTTTTTTTAACAAATTCTTCTCTTTCGCTTTTTTTAAAAGCAATTAATCTTTGAAACTCTTTAATAATATTTTCATTTAACATTATTAAAAAGTAGTTTATAATTAGTAATTTAAATTCAATTTTTATTAATTATATTATCATCATAACTATTATCATCATCATAATTATTATCATCATCATAACCATCATTATAATTATCATTATTATCAACATCAGTTTTTTTATTAAAAAATACAAAATATATTAAAAATAAAATAATTAATACTATACCTAAAATTATTATATTTTTAGTTGTTAGTAGTGATTCAATTAGTGTTGGTGTTGTTGTTGCTGGTGTTGTTGTTGGTGTTGTTATTGGTTGTATTGTTGTTGCTGGTGTTGTTGCTGTTGCTGTTGCTGGTGCTGGTGCTGGTGCTGGTGCTGGTGCTGGTGCTGGTGCTGGTGCTGGTGCTGGTGCTGGTGCTGGTGCTG